CTTGACACAGCATTATATTGTTTACGATGGAGAAAGTTTCAAAGACAACTATAATTGAAAAGAAACACGCGAGTAACGCGAAACCTAAGCGCAACCGACGACGTAGAGGAAAACGATCGGAGAATGCCAATAATGAGTCAATAACAGCGACTCCAAGCGGGTTTGGGAAAGAAAGATTCGTTCCCATACCGACTATTATGGCGAAAACCGCTAAGTTTCGACGAGAGACCAAACCAAAGGTGGGTGCGCTGTCGGATGCAGCGGCCAAGTGGGTTTTGGCATATTTAGACCCATGCGGCAAGCACGACTCAAGGCCGGGTGCAGTCATGATACCAGACGGAGCACCACAGCAGTTGGCTTGTTTGAACTACTCGACGGCACAAACTATCAAGCCGCCCTACATTGGAAGCGGGCTTAACCTGAACGCCGAACATAGCATGTGTTTCGTAAGTCCACCAAGCGTACGGTCACACACGTATGTGATGGCCCGGGTTAATGGCGGTGAATTTGGTAAGGAGCAAGTTAAATTGATGATGGAGGCCCTATCTGGGATCACGGATATTAAAACGGTGACGTATCCTAATTGGCTAGCAACCGAACCAGATTCCAATGGTAAGATCGACATGTACGTGACAAGTTTGGCGCCAACACTGATGGCAGACATCAGAAGACCTACTGCTGACAGTGTGGGAGAGTTCACAAGCTTTCGAGAGGCTGCCCGCGGAATGACGATAATGTTCAATGCCCCAGATCTAGCAAACCAGGGCACCGTCACAGTTGGGCAGTGGCGAATGGATAGCACAATTAAAACAGTGGTGCCAGAATCGGCTGGATTTCCAGTCGTGATATCGATAACGCTGATAGGAGGCTCACCAGCGAGAGTGAACATCGCCCCTACAGCCCATCTGGAGCACGCCAACATCAAATGGGCACACAACAGCAATTCTGCGACCTTCGAAAGTTCGTCCATCATAGAGGCGGCAAATGGCGCCATTGCGGTGGGAATCGGAGAGCAGTATAGGTATGAAGTTCGACAGGCTCCCAATGGGTTGCAACTGTCGCTAACAAACATCACTACGACCACTAGCGTGCCAATGATGTTGCGGCTCGCGACCATACCAGTAGGTATAATCCACGCGAAGACGGTTCTAATGGGCGTGGTGGATGAAGTAAAGGTGAAGGTTGTTAACAGCAAGTACAGAGCAATAACAATGCCAGCGTTATCACAGGCAGACATAACGCAGTTGGATCCCAACCACTACGTCGGATTACTTCGCGAGAATGGTGGCGTGTACGTTCCCAGTCGAGCTTGGCAGCCCGTGTTTCCCTTTCAGGATGCAAGTGGCTTAGCCAAATGGGGTTTTGTTACTAGCCTCGAGGATGACACTATGCCAGTACTAACTGGTTATAGCGACTCCTTCGATGCGGTGCACAACTTTACTGTAGTAAACTGCCAGGGAATGAGCTACGGGGCCACGCCATTTGTCAAGACCGAGGTGAGAAGAGAAGTGGTGCCAACTATGGCAAGTCAGTTAGGCGCAACACTTATCAAAGCGGGCGCGATAGACACCTGTGCGATGGATCTAGCGCACGAATTGGCCAACGCCTTCCCACATGGGTTCCCAGCTTCAGCTAATGGGATAGGTTGGTTGTTTGCCAAAGTGAGCAGGGTTCTGAAGCTGTTGCCTGATTATCAGGCCACAGCCAAGCGGGTGGCCGCAATCGTTGATGACGTAGTTGCTGAGTGTGGCAACATAACAGAGTTAGTAGAGAAGACCATGCGCTAACGCGCTTGGCCGCCCTGGATTGGGGGCGTAGAATACCAGTCTGCCTTCAGGCTGTCGTAAGAGGCGACTAAAACTCTCCGTAATGGAGGGGGCTCTGCATCCTATAGCGCGGTGGTTGCGCGAAGCAGAGGGGGTAACCACAAT